CCACGGATAAAAGTCTTCTTGGCAAACTCGAAGCTACCGTTTGTTGATATTAGAGACTTCGTCTCTTGGATATTAACACGCAACTCGTTTACCATAATCTTATAGTATTCGAGAGCAACGGTCCGATCCGCTATGACGACATCGTCTCCTAACACAGCGTAGTGCGTAAACCATGCAACTACTCCCATTACCCTGTAAGCAGCAAGCTGTATTACAAAATGGTGTGTAAGTGCTAACATGGCCCACGAAGAGTAGGCACCCATAGGCTGTCCAGCAGCATAAGAAACACTCGTCTCAGTGAGACCGTATTTCTCAGCTGTTCTTGGGTGGAAAGAATACTTCCTTCCAACCAAAAGGTTAGCCCAGAGGGATGCTACCTTCTCTCCTAAAATCGCCCCTAATAAAGCCTGTTGAAGGGCCAGGGGAAGACGGTCGGTCGCAGAAGAAAGATCATACGACGTACATTCTTTCAGCCTAAGAGCATTCAATAGCTCTATAGGCCTTCTTTGATCGTAAGTCCCATCCTGTGGTATCTCCTTTAACAAGGAGAAAATCCATTTATGAAGGGGGTAGAAGATGGATTGCGTTATTACGTCCACAATTGCCACTACACGGATTTTCCCAGCAGCTTCCTCGAGGAATGCTAGTTTCCCAAGGTTGTCCAGGTTCCCTGGATTTAGTGTACCCCATGGTTTTAATTTACCAAAAGGGTTGGTATAGGCCGTAGCGAATAATCGCTTAACCGGCACATTACCAAAAGTTTTTGTCCATTCAATTAAGTATGGCAAGAGCCCACTATTCATCCAGATAGAAACTGTAAACCAAAGAGTTCCAACGGAAGAAGCATAACGCTTCTCCCAAACCTTATCCATCCGGTCTCTTATCTTGACCTCAGCGGGACGGAGTCCACGCCAGAGTCCAAGACAAAAGCCCTGACCATCTGGGTTACGATCTAGCTGTGCTAGCCGTTCCTGGATTTTCTTCCCAGTTAAATCTAAGTAGACAGGGTCTACAAAGGTTTTTAACGGAGAAGAGGATGACTGAGGTCCCGACGAAGTGATCGGAAGAATCCGATCAATCCGAAGGGTTGGATTTGAACTAGACTCATTCCAATATCCCAATCTTTCCTCTAGGGTTTTCCCTAGTGGATTCATTTTGGCTAAATTAGCTAAAATCCTCCAAAAGATT